CGTTATTTGGTGTTACTATTTTTAAGTAATCCTCAAATACGTTAGAAAATTGATATGTGGTTAATAATTCTGGTTGATACTCACCTAAATCATTAACTCCATCGGGATCACTATTATATTCTCTAATTTGTGGGATTAAATAATGTGCGGATGATGTTCCTTTTGTTGATTCTGTATTTCCCTCACCTAAACTAAGTCTAAATCTTGAAACCGTTGTTGTTGGTATACCTTTATTTGGGTCGTTGGTTATTTCTTCCTCTCCAAATTCATTTGTGTAAGTATAATCCATGTTCATTGGGATTACCGCCATTGCGGTTCCATCATCCTCAATTACTCCTGGATTAAAATATTCTAATTCGGGATATAGCGTAACCCCGTCTGAACCATAAACTTTATTACCCGTATATCTAACACCTTCAATTTTGCCTGGACTTGTTTGTAAATTACATTTATACCCCGTATTCATTCTAATAACTCCGGTCTTTTTTACTGCGTCAGAATTATTATCGGTTACAGATGAAATTAAAACTAAAGATATTGGTTCTACTTTAACTCCCTTATCAGATAAATCAAAATCGACTCTTGATATACCTATTTCACATAAATCTTGGTTTCCCCAAAATGGGAATACCTCAATTTTTTTATTAAATGCCACAATTTGTTCTAAACCGTCTAAATCTTCGTCAGATTTAAAATTATAAAACCTATCAAATTTTTTCTCGTCAATTCCTTGTCTAATAAAATCATATGGTCTAATTGAAAAACATCCCATATCTGACAAGTCAACTTCAGCATGAATTGTTTGTTCCCCTAAAGGAACTCCCCAAATCATAAAGTCACCGGCACTATTAGTTTTTACAGTATAATTGTAATAAGTTTCATATACTTCTAAAACTTCCTCTCTTGTTAATATATCTTGTTGGTCAAAAAATGTACCTGTTGGTACATGTCCTCCGTGTTGTTTTCTTGATGGTAACAGATTATAACGATATCCGTCATCGTTTTTATCTCCGATTGATGTGTAGGGGTATAATGCTGATATAACGGGGTCTGTTGAATCTGTATCTTTTTGTGGTACAAAAACGGAAACCTTAACATTTGGTATACCTAAACCATTATTTGCAGTAACTCTACCACAAACCACACCATAGTCTGAGCATAGTGATGTATACGCCTCTTGTTGGGTGAATTTTAGTGATAAAACCTCCAATAAGTCGTAGTCTTGTTTTAACTCAACCGTAACCCTTTGGTCTTTCCCAATGTTTGTTGAAATTCTATGTTTTTGCATTGTTCTTATAATAAATAGAAAGCATGAGATTTTCTACTATTATAAAGAAAAAACATTTTAGTATGTAGTCGTTCCTAAAGATTTAGTTCTTACTTTGATATCTACATTTGGAAATCTGATTTGGAAAATTTGATTGGACTTCATGAATATTGTTAAATCAGTTTGTGATATTAATCCTGTTGTTGCATTTACGGTTTGTGAAACTTCAGAACTTGAGTAATTTCCGCCCTTTTTGTTAAAAACTCTAACATCAACAACATTTACTACTCCCGAAACTGCACCGATTTCTCTCATTAAATCTCCTACGAATAATGGATCACCCATTTTACGTTTTTCAATTGCAAAAAATTCTATTGTGTTTTGAATCGTTGTTCTTAAAATATCACTCGTTTTTTCGTTCTTATCGACAATTAAATCAATTTCTAATCCTAAATCAATTACCTGACCACTTGTGATGTCAATATAATCATTTATCATTCTATATTCAGAAAGATAACTTAATATATTGTTTTTCAATGTGTTAGAAACAATATCAGTTAAATTACCATTTTCATCATATGATAAAAGTTTAATCTTAACCTTATTGTCTTCTTCCATTACATTGACTTTAGCGGGAGCACCATATGTGGATGGCATTGTTTCAATCAATGATTTATAATCATTTAAAGTTACCGCTCTATCTTGTGCTGAGAAATTATAAGATACCATATTTCTCAACTCTTCTATTGTAGGTTGGTCAGCTCCACCAATTGCGGGAGTTACGTTAGTAACTCGTAATGATTGTTGTACTTGTGAATTAAAGTTCTCATTTGGACCATTAACATCAAATTCAACATCATCTACACTTGTTATAACATTAACCCCTAAATTTGAGTCTTTACCACCGCCAATTCGATATTTGATGAATAGTGTAGTATTTGCCTTTGGAACTGATCCCAATGACATATTATTTAGATATGTTGCTAAATTAACCTTTAAAGAACCATTCATATAGTTATCTAAATTATCCAATGGATTAACCGTTCCTGAACCAAATGTTATTGAAAAATAACCTTCTGGCGTGTATTCCGACACAAATTTGTTATTTACATCAATATATTTCCCTGCTTTAAAATTATCCGAATCTGAAGCTGCAGTTGGGTCTGCAATAAAAACTTTGTCTTGTATTAATGTCTTTACTTCATACCATTTATTTGTAATGTTTGTAAATTCAGAAGATGAGGGATTTGCACCGAACGAGGTTCCATCTTTATGAATAATAGATGTTACACCTAGCACATCTTGTTCGGGTAAGTAAAGTTTAAGGAATGGTTTTTGGTCCAACTCTGAAATTACTCTTCTATAAATTCTTGTAACTCCGTTAACAACGGGTTCTCTTTTTGTTATAGTGTATGAAATTAATGTATTATTATTATCAGAATTAGGTATTTTAAGTCTATTTGGTTCTCCTCTGCTATTGAATGGGTCAGAAAAATCAATATCTTCTAACGTTTCAAAAATTTGTCCTCCACCTGAAACCTGAGTACCCGCTTTAACAATTCCCAAATATCTATCATCCTCTTTATCTCCCCTTACAGGTACGTTAATAGAAAAATCACATAAGGAAACGGATGGTCTATTACCGGGTATTTTAATACCATAAGTTTTTGCAATATGAAATAATGATTGTCTTTGTTGTGCGAAATCTAACATTGTTTCTTGCCAAACCCTATCAATATGAAAGTGTAAGTTATCGGCAACCGCTGCGTTTAAATCTAACAATACAGAAAATATCGATGCGTCATTGGTATTTTTAACCAAATCAGGATAATATTCTTTTGTTAGATTTACTAATTCTTGTCTAAGTCCCGCAAAATCTCTAGTTGCGTATGATATCTTTTTTCCCATTTTAAATGTTTAATATTATGAAGTCCGAAGACGAAAATGCTCCGTTATTAACTGTATATTCAATCTTTACTTTAGCTGTGTATGGTTTATTTGCACTATCTGAAACCCTAAAAAGTCTTTCGTCCTCATCAGAAGAAAATGTTTTTACATTATCAGGATCATCTTCTGCAGATATTACCTCAAGATTTGTTATATCTAAATTAGGTATGTATCTTTTTACCGATTCTCTAATTTCTTCTTCAATTAAATTCCAAGTTACCATATCATTTTGGTCAAATATAAATTGATATAATCTTGTACCAAAATCAGGTAAGAAATAACGACTACCTCTTTTTGATAATAATAGATGTATTAAATTAGCTCTAACTTCCCTATCGGGTGCTGAAGTCATCTTTAAATAACTACCTTCTAAACTGTCTCTAAAAGGAAAATCAATTCCATATTTTACTGCCATATCAATAAATATAAACTATTATAAAATGGTAATAAATAAAAAACCCAGCCGAAGCTGGGTTAAATTTAGTGTCTTGATATTCACCCCCATTATTTTCAAAACATAGAAGCTCAAGGTACTCCTTGACGACAGTAACTTTGGGGGACTCCCATTATTTTTATGAACCGCATCCCTCACATTCAAAAGGTGAGTCTATCGATTTATCTGATGTCATTACCAATTCAGGTGTGTTTTCACTAATGATTTGGTTATTGGTTGGTGTTACTACAGTATTTACTGTTTGTGGTTGTTCTGTTGGTTTTGATGTTGATGTGTCAATTCCTAGACCTTTTAATGCGTCTACAGCGGAACGAGTTCTTAAATAATACATACCCGTTTTTAATCCTAATTTCCATCCAAATAAATGTGCCGCCAATAACTTTGATTTGGTTGCGTTGTCTATGAATAGATTTAATGATTGAGATTGATCAATAAAAATACTTCTGTTTGCTGCCATTTGTAAAATTCTTTTTTGAGACATTTCCCAAACAGTTTTGTAAACTTCCTTAATTTGAGTTGGGATTTCGGGAATGTTTTGAACTGACCCGTTTTCCATGATTAATTTCTTTTTGATGTCCTCATTCCACATTCCTAATTTAAGTAAGTCATTAACTAAGTGTTTATTAATCATAATAAATTCACCACTTAATGTTCTTCTTGAATATAAGTTTGTTGTAAATGGTTCGAACGCTTCGTTATTACCTAAAATTTGTGCGGTTGACGCTGTTGGCATTGGTGCAACTAATAGAGAGTTTCTAACACCGTAGTTAACCACTTCTTTTCTTAGACTTTTCCAATCCCAACGACCAGATAATTCTTTATCTTTTTTACCCCACATTTCAAATTGGAAAATTCCTTTTTCAATAGGTGAACCCGCAATAGATTCATATGGACCAAATGACTTAGACAAATCTTTAGATGATGTCATAGCCGCAAAATATATTGTTTCGAAAATATCTGTTTGTAATTTATCAGCATCTTCACTTTCAAATGGTAAACCTAACATACAGAACACATCTGCTAATCCTTGAACACCAAGTCCAACTGGACGATGTTTAAAGTTTGAACGTTTGGTTTCTTCTGTTGGGTAGTAATTTAAATCAATTACATTGTTTAAATTCTTAACAACTTGATATGTGTACTCATATAATAAATCGTGATTAAACTCACCATTAATAATATATTTTGGTAAAGCTATTGATGCTAAATTACAAACTGCTTGTTCTGTTGGTGAACTATATTCAATAATTTCAGTACATAAATTTGAAGATTTAATTGTACCTAAATTCTTTTGATTTGATTTGTAGTTAGCTGGATCCTTATATAACATATAAGGCGTTCCTGTTC